ATAGAAACCTGAACAACGCGCCCGCTAACGCCCGCCGCACGCGGTAAGGGTTGCGTTACGGGGATGCGCGCCCTATACTGACTCACATGGAACAGCGCACCGTCATCACCCGCCAGTACAGCCCCGCCGGGCTCGCCGCCGTCCGGAGCAAGGTCGCCGACCTCCTCCGCTCCGCTAACAAGAAGGGCTGGAACGTCGAGGTCGCGATCGACGCCACCGAGCCGTACCTCCGCACCATCGCCGATCGCCAGCGCTTCGTCGTCGACGCGACCATCACCTTCACCGGCCACTTCGGGTTCGACGGAGACTGGGCGCTCGTCGCAGTCGCCGACGCCCGCTCCACCGATGAGCCGCTCATCTTCCTCCTCGACGAGAACTTCGAGATCGGCGAGATCGACCTCGCCCGGTGCGATCACTGCGGACGCCGCGCCCGCCGGACGCAGGCCTTCTACATCCGCTCCGCCGCCGGTGAGGTCAAGCAGGTCGGCGGCTCCTGCGCCCACGAGTACCTCGGCGTCAACCTTCTCTCCGCGACGAACCTCTCCTCGACCTTCTCGTGGGACCCCGACAACGAGGGCTACGTCAACGGCTCGGCGAACGGCACCCACTTCGCGATCGAGAGCGTCCTCGACGCCGCGATCCGCGCGCACACCGCCTTCGGGTTCCGCAAGAACGACAAGGAGTCGAGCGTGATCTCCTCGAAGGAGATCGTCAAGGCGATGGTCACCTTCTTCTTCTGGGACCTCCCGAAGTACCAGACGCTCGCCAGCGAGATCGGTCGCGGTCGCGAGGCTCGCGTCACCGCCGCCGAACTCCGCGAGTGGATGCGCGGTCAGGCCGACAAGGGGACGTTCGGCGCGAACCTCGCCGCCGTCGCGAACTCCGAGATCGTCCGGGAGGGCGCGCTCGGGATCGCCGCCTACGCTCCCGCCGCCTACGACCGCTGGGTCGAGGAGCAGGCCGCCGACGCGACCGCCGCTCCGGTCCCGACCGGCAACGTCGAGATCGAGGGAACGATCAAGACCGTCAAGTTCGTCGAGGCGTACGGCTCCTACAAGATCAAGGTCGTCTCGGACGCCGGATGGTCGGTCTGGGGAACGCTCCCTCGGGCGATCGACCGCGCCGAGGTCGGCGACCGGGTGCGCTTCACCGCGACGGTCGAGCCCTCGAAGGACGACGCCACGTTCGGCTTCTTCAAGCGCCCACGGAACCCGGAGCGCGTCGCCTCCTGATAGCATCCTGAGTCGACGCACAGCACGCCCGTCCCGGCGGTGAGCAACGCTCCCCCGGGCCGGGTGCTGTGGCATCCTGACAGGGTGAACGCGACACCGCCGCCCGCCTGTGACCTTTCCACCGTCTGCGGCTGGTGCGGCGGGCCGATGCGCCCCGAACACGCCCACTACCGCTGTACCCGGTGCGGAGCCCGCGACTCATGCTGTGACGGGCCGTACTGACCGACGTTCAGCAGACGCGACGATGCGCTATGCTCCGCGCCGTGGACACCGCCTCGACTGACCCGCTGAACAAGGCTCGTCCGACGTCAACTGACTTCATGGAGATCGGCTCGTCCGGCCTCCACCAGTACGGCGGCGAGATTCAGCAGGACTTCCTGAGGCAACTCCGAGGTAAGCAGGCTTACGCCAACTACCGGGAGATGGCTGACAACGATCCCGTGGTCGGTGCGATGCTCCACGCCATCGAGATGCTGATCCGCGCGGTCGACTGGACGGTCGAACCTGCCGATGACAGCGACGAACGCGCCATCGCTGAGGCCGAGTTCGTTTCCACCTGCCTCACGGACATGAGCGCTTCGTGGGCGGACACGCTCGCCGCGATCCTCGGGTTCCTCGTGTACGGCTACTCGTATCACGAGATCGTGTATAAGCGGCGGCAGGGTTTCACGAAGGACGGGCGGACCCGCTCGAAATACAACGACGGTCGGATCGGATGGCGGAAACTCCCGACCCGTTCGCAGGAGACGATCGACCGTTGGGACCTCGATGACACCGGCGGCATCAAGGGCGCATACCAGAACGACCCGAACTCTCGTAAGAAGGGCGTCGTCTACCTGCCGATCGAGAAGGCGCTCCTGTTCCGCACCACCTCGAAACTCAACAATCCGCAGGGACGTTCCGTACTGCGGAACGCTTTCATCCCGTGGTATTACAAGCGCCGCATCCAAGAGATCGAAGCGATCGGTATCGAGCGTGACCTCGCCGGTCTCCCCGTCGCTCTCGTCCCGCCGCAACTCCTGTCGAACGCCGCGACCTCCGAGGAGCGTGCCGCGCTCGACGCGATCAAGCAGATCGTCCGGAACGTCAAGCGCGACGAGCAAGAAGGCATCGTGTTCCCGCTCGCCTACGACCCGGAGACCGGGAATCCGGCGTACGACCTGAAACTCCTGTCCACCGGCGGACGTCGCCAGTTCGACACCGACGCGATCATCGCCCGCTACGACCAGCGGATCGCGATGACCGTTCTCGCCGACTTCCTGCTCCTCGGCCACGAGAAGGTCGGCTCGCAAGCCCTGTCCGTCTCGAAGGTCGACCTATTCATCCGCTCCCTCGATGCGTTCCTCTCCGAGATCGCTGAGGTGTTCAACAACCACGCGATCCCGCGCCTGATGCGCCTGAACGGTGTCGACGAGGCGCTGTCCCCGTCGCTCACTTGGTCCACCCCGAAGTCGGTCGACCTCGGCTCCATCGGCTCGTTCATCACTTCGCTCGCGCAGGCCGGAGCACCGCTGTTCCCCGACGAGAACCTCGAAGGCTACCTGCGCGGCATCGCCGGTCTCCCCGTCGGAGAGGCTGAGGCGGTCTGACCGATGCCCGGCTCGATCCGGGCTCTGCGCCGACAGGCCGACCCGGTGAGAGGGTTGGGGCGCATCCCGCTCTCGAAGGCACGCACCCCGGGCCGACCTCAGCACCGGACACCCGGTACCGACACCCTCTCCCGGCAGGAACAACAGATCGCGGACACCGTTGAGGCCGCTTTCAACCGGGTTCCCCACCAAACCCTCCTAGATTCTCTCGAGCGGAGAGATACGGCGGGTTACGCCCGTGCGGTGCTGAACGCCCTTGCGGACGCGCAGGGGAGCATTGAGGCGGCTCTGCTGGCATCGTTCGTCTCATCAGGGGAAACGTCGGCTATTGACCTCGGGCGCGAGTTGAGCCGCCAATACCGGCAGGTCGGAAAGGCGGAGGCACCTTCACCGTCAGAAGTCGCGCTCCGGTTCCGGTTCAACGCGACTGACCCGCGAGCAACGGCGTGGGCGCAGGCGGAAGCCGGTCGTCTCATCACGAACATGGCGACCAGCCAGCAAGAGGTGTTCCGGGCGCTGGTCGAGCAGTCGTTCGTGGAGTCCCGCACGATGGGGACGACCGCGTCGTCGATCTTCCAGCAACTCCAGACCGTCACCCCGTCCCCGACGGCGAGCGCGTTCGCCGACTCGATCGGAACGAACCTGAACGGTCTCACCACCCGCTATGAGCGTGCCGTAATGAACCGTGTCGCCGCTGTCGCGGATGACCTCGCGGACCGCGGCGTGGACGGCGTAAAAGCGCTCGAACGGATGCGGAAGGAAGGCGACAAGTACGCGACGAAACTCCGCCGGGCGCGTTCCCGAACGATCGCCCGCACCGAACGCATGATGGCGCACAACCAAGCCCGCCTCCTTTCCTATCAGCAGGCGATCGACTCCGGCCTCATGTCCCGCGAACACTCCCGGAAGGTGTGGTCCACCGGCCCGTTCGACGTCTGCCCGATCTGCGTCGCGATGTCCGGCACCGAAGCGAAGGTCGCCGATGCGTTCACCCTCCCGAACGGCGCACAAGTTCAAGCACCACCCGCCCATCCGAACTGCCGCTGTACCCTCCAGACCCGCACCGACACCACGCTGTACGACCCGCCGCGCGCTCTCGGCACCGGTGAACCGGGTGACCCGTTCCGTATCGGACGCCCCGGTTTCTCAGCGGAAGGTGAACGGTTGCGCGGTATCCGACTCCCGTCCGCGCCGGTGCCAACAGCGACACCCGCTCCGCAACCGCCACCGCCCGAACCCGCCATCCCTCCACAAGTCACGCCTAACCCTGCTGGTCCACGCGCCGACGATCTCGTGACGCTCGACTCGTATGGATTACGCGGCAACGCGATCCGCCCCAACGATGAAGTCGCCGATCTGTTCGAGGCTCGCTACCGACAATACGCCGACATTGACACTTCAGAACTTCAGTTCTTGGAACAGAGAGAAATCGAACGGCTCGCGGATGAGTTCTTCGACGAAGAAGTCGTCATCGCGTGGAAGGCTGAAACCGAACGGCTGGCGCGAGAAGCAGGCTTCCGTGGAGTTGCCGATGACCTCCTCCGCGACTGGGAACGCCAACAGTATCTAGTCTCGAATCAGCGTTCACCGAACGGCCTCAAGGAGTTCTTGAAAGATCTCCCGGAGGGCGTTACCGAAGATGAAGCACGAGCGGCTTGGCTACGGATCGAACAGGACTTCCTCAAGAAGATCGAGGAATCGAAGGTGTCGATTCAGGTGCGCCCAACGGATCTTTCTAAGATCGTCAATGACGGCAGATTCAAGACTCAGTTTGAGACTGGAACTTCCGGTGGCGCTAAGGACATCGCACTTCGCCAGAAGGAGGAATACCGAAGGTTCGGTCTAGGGCGCGATGCCCCTGTGGAACAGCGCCCGATCTACGGCCACCTCGAACGCCCCGACATCCCGAACAACGCCGTTGACCAGTACGGCTCAGTCCGTGTCATCTTGCGAGACGAAGTCAGAGAAAGAACGACCTACACCAACGGTGATTCGCTCGGCGGCGGTTACTTCGCGAACCCTGTCAACGCTCCCGCGACTGACTACATCCCGACCGCCAGCCGTCGTTGGCCACCGGACTTCGGCGCTGGCTACCTTGAAGCACAAGTTCACGGAGGGGTCGGGGTCGATGACATAGCAGAAGTCATCTTCGACACTTCCGCTCGCACCTACATCGAACCGAGCAAGAAACTTCTGAAACAACTCGATGAACGTGGCATCCCGTACCGCTTCGTTGAGAGGGAGGGCGCGTGGAAGCGTGACACCTACCGCACGATCCCTAATCCATTAGCCTGATACCGATGGCAACGCACATCGCAACCCATTCCTCCGGTGACCGGTTGTTCTTCGACCGCAGGAATCGTGACGGCTACGCCCGAGGACACATCAAGACAGATGAAGGTGTCCGCATCGAGGTGGAGAACTTGGCCTCGCTTATCTATCGTGGCTTCGGCTGGAAACTCACTCGGGCAGGTATGCGAACCCAGTTGATGCCCGGCGAGAACACCGAGTGACCGTGCGTCGCTAACCTCGCGTCATGGCGATCAACGTCCCCTCGTATGTCCGCACTAATGCGCGTCGAGGGCTTGATCTGTTGGAGTTCGCCGGTGGTGGCCTGCGTCCGCGCACAATCCGTGAAGCGCGCGCGATGGCCCGAGGCGAGATGACCGCCGACAAGGTGCGCCGGATGGCGGCATGGCTCGCCCGCCATGAGGGTGACCTCCGCTCCCCGCGGGCTAACGCCTACCTTGACGGGACTTCCGATCGCCCGACCGCCGGACAGGTCGCTTGGCTCCTGTGGGGCGGTGACCTCGGCAGGGCGAACCGTGGCCGCGCGAAAGACTGGGCGGACCGTACCCGTGACCGCCTGATCGGTGAAGGCGAACTCAGTAAGGCGGAACCGAGCGAAGTGAAGGTCGGCACCTCAGTCCAGTACGCGGTGCCGAAACCGCCGGACCCGACGACGTACGCGAACGGTGTCGTGACCCGCCTCCAACGGATGGGAACCGTCGAGATCGGGCAGGAGCGCCGCGAAGGAACCGCCGAGGACCCTGCCGCAGTCGTTCAGGTGTTCGCACGGGACGGCGACGAGTTCATCGAGACGGACCGGCGTGTCGTCCGCAACGTCTCAGAGTTGCGGGTCATCCCGGCGTTCGACGATCAAGTCAAGTCGCTCTACGGGAAGGTCGAACCGGGCTGGCTGATGGACACCCGGAAACAGGTTTCCGACCGGGTGCGTTCCGCGCTCCGGGAGAAGGTCGAGGCCCACAACGAGCGTTACACCGGGAAAGGACAGCGCGCCACCGTCAGGATGCTGGAAGCCGTGTTCGAGCGCGGCATCGGCGCGTACCGCACGAACCCGGGTTCAGTCCGCCCCACCG